CTTTCTAGGTAAATACCCTAACAAAAAGATCATTATGGGCACGCATACTGCGGGTCTGTCCGAGGATTTTGGTCGTCGGGTGCGAAACTTGATCGACTCGGAGGAGTATGCGGAGGTTTTTCCAAACACTAATGTGGCAGATGACCAAAAGGCTGCCGGTAAATGGTCCACGTCTGCTGGCGGCCAGTATTACGCTGCTGGTGTTGGGGGTGCTTTGGCTGGTCGTGGTGCCGATTTATTTGTTATTGACGATCCTCACTCAGAACAAGACGTAAAAGCTAACTCAAGGCTGGCGTTTGATACCGCTTGGTCATGGTTTCAGACCGGACCACTGCAACGTTTGATGCCGGGCGGTGCGATTATTGTGGTGATGACCCGTTGGGGGGTCTTAGACCTCACGGGCCGGTTGATTGACTACCAAACGAGGAACCCTGACTCCCCGCGCTGGGACATTGTGGAGCTTCCCGCCATCTTGCACGAGGATACAGACAATGAAAAGTCTCTTTGGCCAGAGCAGTGGCCACTGGCGTCGCTAAAAAGTGCAAAAGCATCAATGGACCCCCGGTATTGGAACGCGCAGTACATGCAGCAGCCCACATCGGACAACAGCGCAACGATTTCTCGCAAGATGTGGCGTATATGGGAGTCAGAAGACCCGCCTGTGTGTGACTACATCATCCAGTCATGGGATACGGCACACGAAGTCAAGACAAACTCCGACTATTCAGCATGCACAACGTGGGGCGTGTTCTATAACGAGGAGGAGAAGAACGCGGCGCAGATAATTTTGCTTGATGCGTTCAAGGATCGCATGACTTTCCCAGAGCTAAAACAAACAGCGCTTAAACACTACAGAGAGTGGCAGCCTGATGCGTTCATCGTGGAGAAAAAGTCTGCTGGTGCACCGCTGATACAGGAGTTGCGAGCGATGGGCATACCCGCGTGGGAGACAAACCCTAGTCGTGGCAACGACAAGGTGGTACGATTGAACGCGATCGCGGACTTATTTGCGTCTGGCATGGTGTGGGCACCTGATACGCGCTGGGCGCGTGAGGTAATCGAGGAGGTTGCGTCGTTCCCCGTAGGTGAGCATGATGACTTCGTCGATACAACATCCCAAGCATTGATGCGGTTTAGACAAGGTGGGTTCATATCGCTCGATAGCGATGAGAAAGATGAGCCGATAATTTTTAAACGTAAGCAACACGCTTACTACTGAGGACCAACATGGCAACCAACATCGACAAAGCGCTCTATACACAACCCCAAGGGATTGAAGAGTTGGCGCAGGACCAGCCAGAAGATTTTGAGATAGAAATCATTGACCCAGAAGCGGTCAACATCCACGCCGACGGACTAGACATCCACATGGAGCCTGCGGAGGAAACAGGCGACGAGTTCGATGCTAACTTAGCCGAGGAGATGGACGAGAGCGCCATGGATTTGTTTGCCAATGACTTGGCCACAGACATTGAAAATGACAAGAACTCCCGCAAGGACTGGGAGAAGGCATACACCCAAGGGTTAAAGCTGCTGGGCTTGCAGTACGAGGAAAGAACAGAGCCATGGAACGGCGCGTCAGGTGTATTCCATCCGATGATCACAGAAGCGGTGGTGCGCTTCCAAAGCGAGACAATCACAGAGATGTTCCCAGCACAGGGACCTGTACGTACAAAAATTATTGGTAAAGAAACACCACAAAAGAAAGCCTCTGCACAGCGTGTCGAGGAAGACATGAACTACCAGTTGACGGAGGTGATGAAAGAGTTCCGTCCAGAACAAGAGCGCATGTTGTGGAGCCTGCCTGCTACGGGTTCAGCGTTCAAGAAAGTCTACGAAGACCCCAACATGGGTCGTCAGGTGTCAATGTTCATACCAGCAGAAGACATCATCTTGCCCTACGGGGCGACGGACATGGACACTTGCTATCGCGTGACACACGTCATGCGCAAAACCAAGAACGAGATTCTTAAACTCCAGCAAGCTGGGTTCTACCGTGACATTGACTTGCCCGATCCCACAAAGATGGCGCAGGATGACATCAAGAAAGCCAAAGACAAAGAGACTGGCTTTAACGACTTAAACGACGATCGCTACACGCTGTATGAGTGCCACGTTGACTTAGACCTAAAAGGCTATGAAGACAAAGACGACGAGGGCGAAGAGACAGGCATCGCATTACCATACGTAGTTACCCTAATAAAAGGCACAAATGATGTCTTGTCCATCAGACGCAACTGGAAAGAAGACGACGAGCTTAGACTTAAGCGACAACACTTCGTCCACTACCAATACATCCCCGGCTTCGGAGCCTACGGCTTCGGACTCTTCCACCTCATCGGTGGATTTGCCAAGTCAGCCACAAGCATCATGCGCCAGTTGGTGGATGCTGGAACACTATCGAACCTCCCCGGCGGCCTCAAGTCTCGTGGACTTCGCATTAAGGGTGATGACACACCGATCGCACCGGGGGAGTTCAGAGATGTAGACATTGGTTCTGGCGCACTGCGCGAGAACATTCTGCCTCTGCCATACAAAGAGCCAAGCGCTGTATTGGCTGGGTTACTAGACAAGATCGTGGAGGAAGGCCGTCGCTTTGCGGCTACTGCAGATATGCAGGTCTCCGATATGTCTGCTCAGGCTCCAGTAGGAACCACGCTAGCGTTGCTAGAAAGACAGTTGAAGGTAATGACGGCTGTTCAAGCGCGTCTGCACTACACATTTAAGCAAGAGTTGGGATTGCTTGCCACCATCATCCGTGACAACGCCTCTCCTGATTACAGCTTTGACCCAGAACAAGGCAGCCGTACAGCACGCCACGAGGATTACGAAGACATCGACATTATTCCTGTGAGCGATCCAAATGCTGCGACGATGAGCCAACGGGTTGTGCAGTATCAAGCGGTGATTCAGATGGCGCAGATGGCGCCGGACATTTACGACTTGCCACAACTGCACCGCAGAATGTTGGAGGTCTTGGGTATCAAGAATCCAGACAAGTTGATCCCTTTGCCAGACGATCAGAAGCCAAAAGACCCTGTGTCAGAGAACATGGCGATGTTGCGCATGGAGCCAATGAAGGCTTTTATGCATCAGGATCACGACGCGCATATCAAGGTGCACATGTCCATGATCAACGACCCAATTGTGCAGCAGCTCGTGGGACAAAACCCCAAGGCACCAATGATGCAAGCGGCCATGATGGCGCACATTGCAGAGCACGTTGGCTATGCCTATCGTCAGAAGATCGAGCAGCAGTTGGGTATGCCCCTGCCTCCAGAAGACGAGAAGTTGCCACCAGAGATCGAGTTGGCCTTGTCAGGCATGATGGCGCAGGCGGCCAATCAGGTGCTACAGCAAAGCCAAGGACAAGCCGCACAGATGCAAGCCCAACAACAAGCACAAGACCCCGTCTTACAGATGCAGGCACAAGAGCTGGCCATCAAGCAGCAAGAAGTGCAGATCAAAGCGCAGAAGACTCAAGCAGATATTGCGCTGGCCACACAAAAGCTAAAAGTAGACACCGCCGACAAAGCCGACCGTATGCGCTTGGAGGAGAAGAAACTCAAAGTGGACTACGCAGAGAAAGTCGACAAGGCGCGTATGGCTCAAGGCGAAGACCCACGCGTGGCGGCAGCCCGTGCACAACAGGAGTTGTCAGCCACCGAGGCAAGAAATCGACAATCCCTCGCAGACATGCAGGCAAGAACTGTTATGGCCGCGCAACAACACAATCAAGCACTGACGCACAAACAGCAGGTACATCGTCAGAACCTAGAACATCAGCGTGAGCAAGCTGCCATTCGTGCTGAGTTAGCACGCAAACAAACCTCAAAGGAGAAGCCTAACAAATGATCCAAGAATTCGCACGCGTATTGCGCGAACAAATACGCAAGGATATGAACAACTACACGGATGACCTAGCCAACGGCGTCTGTCAGTCGTTTGAACAATATCAAAAACTCTGTGGGGTGATTCATGGTCTAGCCATCGCAGAGGGTTACTTACTTGACCTTGCAGAGAAAGTGGAAAAAGCAAATGAGTGAAATACTCCTGCCTCCCGGCATTCAACTGCCGCCGTCCATCCAGCAAATGGATGCACCAGAACCAGAAGCAACCGAGGAAACAAAGGCTTCTGCACTACCTACACCTACAGGCTTCAAACTCCTGTGCGCCGTCCCACCCGTGGACGAAAAAATTGTAGGAACAACACTCGACTTAGTTCGAGATACGGCTTCTCTACGTCAGGAAGAACACGGCACAACCGTGTTGTTTGTGTTGCGTATGGGGCCAGATGCGTACAAAGACAAAGAAAAATTTCCGTCCGGGCCTTGGTGCAAGGAAGGGGACTTCGTCTTGGTACGGACGTACACCGGTACGCGTGTGAAGATTTTTGGTAAGGAGTTCCGTGTCATCAACGATGACCAAGTGGACTGCGTTGTGCAAGACCCTCGTGGGATAACCCGCGCTTAAAGGAGTAGATATGGCTGGAGAACAATTTAAGTTCCCTGATGAGGTGGAGGCCGAACAGGCGGAAGCTAAAGTAGAGATCACTACGGATGATGATTTCGACGTAGAAGTCATCGACGACACGCCCGAACAAGACCGTGGCCGTAAACCGTTAGACAGGGAAGTCGAAGACCCGACCGATGACGAGATTGAGTCGTACACCCAAGGTGCGCAAAAGCGTATCAAGGAGTTAACGCATGCCCGTCACGATGAACGAAGAGCCAAAGAAGCTACCTTGCGTGAGAAACAAGAGCTAGAAGTTCTTACACAACGTCTGTTAGAAGAAAACAAAAAGCTTCGTCAGAACGTCACGACAGGCACCGAGCAGTACACGCAGATGGCTAAGACCGCTGCTGAAGCTGAGTTGGAGAAAGCGCGTCGGGACTACAAGGCTGCGCAAGAAGCGTTTGACGCTGATGCGCTCTTGGCTGCCCAAGAAGCGTTGCTTGATGCCAAGATGAAAATGGAGGCTGCGAAAAATTTTCGTCCTACCCCTTTACAAGAAGAAAATTTTGAGGTACAAACGCCACATCAAGAACCTCAACGTGTTCAACCGGACGAAAAGACCTTGCGCTGGCAAGCCAAAAACCAGTGGTTCGGAAGCAACGGGTTCGAAGAAATTACCAGCTTTGCACTAGGGCTGCATCAAAAACTAGTCAATTCGGGCGTAGACCCGCGATCTGATGAATATTTCGAGCAAATCGATGCTCGCGTGAAGTCGAAGTTCCCCGAAGTTTTCGGTGGCACGGAAGACAAGCCAAGGTCCGGTGAGGCTCCAAAAAAACCTGCTGCTGTGGTTGCACCTGCGACGCGCTCGTCAGGTAAGAAAACGATCCAGTTAACGAAAACTCAGTTAGCGTTAGCGGAGAAATTTAAATTAACCCCTCAACAGTATGCTGCGCAAGTAGCTAGATTGGAGAATCAAAATGGCTGAAAACCGTACCCCTCGTGATAATGCATCACGCGAAAAAACTGCTCGATACGTTTATAAACCTTCGAGTACTTTGCCCGACCCGACTCCCGAACCCGGATACTCGTTTCGCTGGGTAGCGACACATATCTTGGGACAGGCTGATCCAACTAACACGTCTCGTAAGTTTCGTGATGGCTGGGTACCGGTGAAGGCAGAAGATCATCCAGAACTTATGCTGGTGGGAAATAGTACAGGTAACGTGGAAGTCGGTGGCCTCATGCTTTGCAAGATCGCCAACGAAAAACTCGAAGCCATGAAAGAGTACTACGACAACCAAGCGCAAGACCAGATGACTTCAGTGGACAACCACT